ATACGATTTTCTTTTTTGTTTTTATTTTCCATAATGATTTCAGTTATGAACTGACTACAAAACCCTTAAAGGTTCTGTGTGTCAATCAATAAAGATTAAGCTGTTGCGATAAGTCGAACGCAAGCAGTTGGTAATACAACAATGTATCCCACTCGTGATACCCAACGAATAGCCTCTCGATCAGTCGTAAATGTATTGATGTCGGCGTCATTTGCTTGGTTTCGTACTACAGCCGAGTTAGTTCGGTCTGTTGCAATTCCACCTTTGAATCCCAAGATAGCAGTCTTGTTCAAGTTACCAAATAGAGCTAGTCCAAGGTCTGCACTTGCAAACGATGGTAGTGCTTCAACGATAACAACTGGATAACCAGCCAACGAAGGCACTGCTGATACCCCTAATGGGTTTTGGTAAATGTATTGACTTGCTCCATCTTGTAGAAGTCGAATTTGACTTAGCACTGTTCTATGGAAGTAGAACTTAGCACCTGCATGCGCTCCTGATGGTAGTGCGTCAATCATTGCGTAGATTGATGCGACTGTAATGGCACCCTTTGTTGCAATTTCAACTTCAGGAATAGCCGTTACTTGCAATAGTCCTGTGAATCCTCCGTCAGCTGATGTTCCTCCTCCATTGAAGAAAGCAACATCCTCTGCTCGTGCAAATCCCTCTGCAACTCGTTGTCCTACGAATGCAAGCAAGTCAATTTCTTCATCTTCAAGCAACTCTCGTGAGATAACTGCAATCGCAGCTAACTTTTTAAGTTTAAGCTCTGTTTGAGAAAGTGCGATGCTTACAGTTGGGATAACCCCTGCTTCATCCACCCAAGTGATTGAAACATCAGTTGTAAGTGTATTAGCGTCATAAGCATTTTTAGAAAGTTGAGTAGTGAAGAATTCACGTCGTGCAACTCCATAATCAAGCATCAAGTGTCGGATTTCTGCTGAAAGTTCTGAATCAACAATGTGTTCACCTGCTGAACCTGTAGTTAATTCTTTAAGAGCTACAATATCGTTATTCAATACTGATTTTGTAAGAGCTCGCAAATATTCGTTTGACTTTGCTCGAAGTTCCTTAACTGATTTTTCTTGCGTTCCTGCATTTTTAAGTGCAAGAGTTTTTTGCTCTGCCTTAAATTCTTCCACTTCTTTTGAAAGTTCAGATTTAACCTTAGCAACCTTTATGTCTACTTCTGATGATACATAACCCTTAATTGATTTAAGAGCTTCTGCTTCCTCCTCTGCATCAGCAGGATTTTCCTCTGCAAGTGCATCAACATCATCAACTGAATCTCCAACAAGTTCCTGTTCTTCAGCACTCAGTTCTTTATAAAGAGCTTGTACTTCTTCTTTTTCAGATTTTGTTGCGAATCCTTTTCCTTTTAACAATTTTAGTAATTTTAGTAATTTGTTCATAATTTAATAATTTAATAATTTAATAATTCAAGTCCTGTTTTTAGGAGATAGTAAACTTATCTTGGCTTTTAATTCTTTACTTTAATCCTTGTCTGATTGTAGAGAATAATTTTCTTTTCCTTTCGTGTTGGTTCTTAATATTTAACCCCTCTGCAATACGAATAAGCACATCAGTGTCTTGAGCCTTAATTTGAGAAATAGCCTTGTAGAGCATTTTTTTCTTATCACTCGGTATATACTCATTTTTCTCTATAACATCGCTTATATTGCCATTTCCTGCCTCTAGCACGATTGTAGAGTCTTTAATCTCTAATGATTTTTCAATCATCAAGGCTTCTGGGTTAGCAGGAACAGATACTCCTGAGATTTCAAGCAACTCTGATTTAATTATGTAACCTTTCTCATTAAAGTCTTTAGGTATGAATCCGATTGATGTTGCTTTTAAGAATCCATTATCAACCATGTTTCGAGCTAATAACCCTAGTGGACTATCAGTATTGAAAACAATATCACCTACAAGTTTATCATCGACTACTTTAATATTAATAACCTTTCCTAAAATCTTTTCAATAGATGAATAATCATGACTATCTAAGAATACAGGATTTTTCTTAAAACTTTTTATATCAAAGTTTTGTAACACTACATCACCATGTCTATCTACACTCGCAGTTGAAAAAACGCAGTGATATTTATTTTCTGAACCTTCTGCTTTGGTAAAAGAAACATTAGTATCTAATACCAATCCTTTATATTCTCCCTTAACCTTATCCCATAACTCTTTATGAGTTTTAACTTTGTAATCCTTTAAGGTCTTTTTCTTTAAATTTAAAAATTTATTCATATATGTATTTATTATAGCATGCTATATCATTGTGCATTGGCAATTTATATCTTCACCCCCATCACCAGTAGCACCTGGTACTAATCCACTTGCTCCACTTGGTAATCTAAATGAATCATTTATTGGAATTTCCTCACCATCCATTGATAAGTGACTATCCCTCACTCCTCCATTCACACCTGGGGACCAAATCCAAGTCTTCATTGAATTACCATTCTCTTTAGATGCGTCTAGTGTCGCATTTTGTAAAATATAGTGCGTCTCAGTCCTTGATATTGTTTCAGCCCTTCCTATTGAGAACTCATCATATTTAGATGATAATCTATCAATCAATTCCTGCCTTGTTTCATTCGCCAATGTAGATGCAGATAGTTCCTTTTGAATCTTTTCATATGTCGTATCATTAATTTTATCAGACATGAAATCTGCTCTTTTTTTGATAAGCTGTTCAGCATTCGAAGTATAGTTATAATCTGAACCCCCTATAAGTAATAAATGTTCCTTACCTTGCTCAATGAATAACTCTTTTAGTATTTCAGTAATACCAATCTTTAAAATAGTCTTTTCGTTTTTAATATTGAATATCTCACCAACATTAATTTTTTGACCTTCTAGGTTTTCTTCAATGCGTTTGAACTGTGAATTAAAGTAACCCTTCATATATCTTTTAACTAGTCCTGATTGTGCTTCTAATTTCTTTTCATATACCTTAACAAAATTCAACTTGAACTCATCAGAGTATCCCTTTTTTAGTTTTTTTTTTCTTCCTGCGTGGATTCTCTTTGAGATGATAATGCAACTAGGTTCAAAGGAATTAATATATCATCACCTCCTTGAATTTCTGTTAAACCTAATGCTATTCTTTTTTCATTAATAGTCATTGCGTTAATCTTATCAGCTACTTCCAAATCTTTTCTCTTTTCCTCTTGTTCCTCTGGTACAGGGTCAACAATAGTTAAATCAAATTGTTCTGGTATTAATCGCCAATTCAAAAGGTCTACAATATCCTTCTGCAAAGGAATGATTGTTTCTCTCAGGAAAATCCTAATAGATGCGTCTGCATTTGCATATGTTGCACCACTTGTAACTCCTAGTATCTCAATAGGTACATTTGTAAGGATTGAAATATCATCAATAGACATTTTCTTTGTCTGAATGTACTCAATCTCTTTTGAACTAGCTCCTAGTCTTTTAACATCAATGTCACCTCCTGCAAAGAATGGCTCTTGTCCTCCGCTTAAATCAAAACTTTCTTGTCTTGATTTTCGGAATGCTTCACGCATTTCTTCAAGTTGAGTTGAGCTCGCGACACTTTTAGCCTGAATAATAGTATCTAGCTTACCTCCTGTTGATAATGAATTGGCTTGGTACTCATCTGCAAAGATATTTGTTTCCAAAGCTCTTATTCCTGAAGCCATTAAACTTTCTCCGTGTATTGGATTTCTAGGGTTCGGATTATTACCATGAATAATTTGCTCTAGTGTATATGTTCCTTGATGTTCTCCATTTGCATATTTATATCCAGTTATCTTTTCATTAGCTGTATCTGTTACTAACTCAATAAATAAAGGGTTAAGTAAATATAATTGCTTAGGTACTAATTTTTTCGAGAATAGTACCGCCTCACCATAATCCTTCAAAATGAAATATGAACCATAAATGTCCATATACTTTTGCAGTAGTTTAAAAAACTGTGTCTTTGTCTGACTATCATTTGGCTTCTCTAGAAGTTTAGTATATTCATTTTCAACTTCATTACCTTTAAGGTCTTTTAATATGAATTCTATATCACCTACTTTTTCAGCACGTTTATTTATTGCCTTATTTAGATATAAAGACTTTTCATAAAAAGTAAGAGCCTTATTTTTGTCATACCTAAAATTTCTCACCCCTGAGTTACCACCAAAAACCCATGTCACACTATCGCCTACTCCTTTCCTAAAAATTGATTTTATATTTTCAAACATAGTTTAAGTATATCATATGAACCCTGTAAATGTTGTCTTTCTCACAAGTGCATAGCGTATGCTATCAATCGCATGATTCCA